TAAATGCACCACCAGATGATAAACTGAATTGATTACTAGTCCCATCAAACTCAGAACTAATATCATCAAATACAGCAGTCTTCTCATAGTTTTTCTGTAAAAAGACTCTACCTTGGAAAGTTGAATTTGTAACTACCAAATTACTTTCATTAAGTCCCTGAGGTCCTTTGCCATTTGGCGCTTCGGTAAAGATAAGTTTATTTCCTACAATATTATATGATCCCCTATATAATGACATAGGAGTGCCTGCAGTGTGGGATGATGCAATAGAACCGAGGGCACCGCGAACAACCTCAATCAATGGAACAGAACCAGTATTTGTGATTGGACCAGAATTCCGTTCAGCAAAACCAACATCATTAACCAAAAGATATTCTTCATCAATAAGGAAGATATCACCTGAGGTAATAGTAGAAATTCCTACCAACCTCATCAACTCCGAAGAATCTGATGTTGACCTGTCCAACTCATATACCAAATTAGTTGAGGAAATTGGTGACTGGATAACTCCATCTATCGTATAGAGGGATTTTTCCAACTTCTTCTCCATACCGAATGTATGGTTATTACCAGAACCAAAGTCTGTGATATTAATTGCAATACCAGCATCAGCATCTTCTTTAGTTGCTGCGACTTTGAAACGATTTAAGTCGAGTTTGATTGCCCACACCTTAGAAGGCATTTCATTGACACTATTTCCCAAGTAATCAACAACATTAGCTATACCCATAGGTTGGGCAATAGTAGGATTAACAGTATCACTAAACTCATAATATAGTTCTTCAGATCCACTAAAGAAATGGTCTTTTATTGTTATAACGCTATTTGAGCTATTAATAACTTCAATTGGATCAAAGCTCTTTTCATACACAGGAATACCCAAGTACTCTATATCAAAGCTGGTACTATCAACTCTGTTACCTAGGGGTGCATTATACAACTCTAGAAAATACGATTCATGGTTATTTTGATATACAAGAGGTCTTGGATCATAGTTGACTAAATCATTCTTGCGATAGAATGCTTCTGCATATGTAGTTAGAGTTAATCCTTGAGTACCAAAACTTGAGTCTGGATAAAATTTAATATTCCAATCAGAACCATTGAGAGTGGCTCCAAACGTTCCGATACCAGACCCACCATCACCGTCACCTTCAGTGATGAATGGATATGTGTTACTATAAGTTGAACCATTAGAATTGGCAACCATAACTTGATGGATAGCGCCAATATCACTACCCTCAATAAAAACGACCAATTTCGCAGTTTGAAATAAATCACCGTCTAATGTAACAATATCTATTGATGAGTTGGCGGTGGAACCAGTCACTTGGTTGGATAGTAAGTGTAGACCTCTTTCAGAACCGTCAGGAATATTATCCTTCTTAAATCTATATGGAGTTACTCCAGATGTATTTGATTTGTATTCAAGATATCTAGTTTGGATATTAAGACTTGATTGGCTATTATTAATAATCCTAACTCCAATGCGCCCATTAGATTGGAGTAATACATCAAAATCAAACCCAATACCACTAGCATCTGTGAGAGGAGTGCCATCAAAACCATATAATGAATGATATATGTCATTACCCAGAACAAATGCATACACTTCATAGTAAGAAGGTAGACCAGCTTCAGTTTGTACATATACCTGAAGTGATACTGCATCTATTGTATTATTTTTGGCGGTATATATTGTTTTAGTCTCTAGAGATTGTGCATCTGTAGTTTGACCACCCAAATCAACATACCCAAGCTCTTTGGCTCCAATTGAATTGGTATCAAATTTTTGCGTTAGAAGCTTAAGATCCATATCAAAAGTCTCTGGATTTTCTGGGGTAAACCTCAATGCATAATCACTAGATGTTTTGGATACCGATTCAAATTTTCCGTGTTGAATATTACCATCAAAAACATTAGCTTTATCTAAAGTAAATGCGTTATCATCATAAGTTAATGATATAATTTCAGATAATTGAACTTGATCGGTAAATGGATTCCTAACTTGAATAATACCTCTAGTATATACTTCAGTAATAACATCAAAATCAAGAATTTCTTCTTGACTACTTACATTGTCACTGTCAATAAATCTATCACTAATATTATCAACCAAAAGTACTCTGTTAGTTTTAACCTCAATATACCCAGTGAGCCTTTTATCTGGAGTGGCACTATTAAATCTGATTTCATTGGACTTGTTATCAATAACATTTGAGTCGTAACCCAAATCAAATACATTGACCCTATCAACTCGCAATGGAGTATCTGCAACATCAGTCAACCCAATCAAATCGACTATGATTGTTGAATCAGCAGTAGAACCTCCATCATCACCAATTCCAGCAAATCCAGTAGACTCAATCTTAGTATCGGAGAAATTTTTCAATCCAGCAGGATGTACTAGTCTATTGACGGGACCAATTAAGGTCTCAAAGTCAATAGTACTCTTGATGGAATATGAAAGATTTTGATAGTAGTCATTATTTGGCGTAACTTGGAATTCGTCATTAATAAATCCAATAGAATCCCTCCAACCAATACTCTTACGACTTACGGTGCCTATCACATACCTACAGAAACTCTTATCAATATGTGTTACAGTTGCTTCAATACCACTAATATTTCCACGAACCGAGTCACCTGCTAGCAAATCATAGTTACCACTAATCTTAAAGAAGTTTGTATTTGATTCTTCAATGGTAAGATCTGTTTCTATTGTTAGTTCATCTCTAACAATAGAAAGCCTTTCACCAATAACAAATACCGCAGTAGTTTGATTTACTTGGAATACTGGATAATTTTTCCTATTAACAATGGATGAGAATGCTCCCTGGAATGTTGCCCCAATACCAGTATAAATCTTACCAACAGCACTTGCAGGATACTTAACTGTAATAATAATTGGATTGGAATCAATAACAGAGACAACATCGAAGAATGAATACCCATATTCACTTGAATTCAAGTTTGATGGTTGTTGTCTATCGCTAGAGAAAACATTCTCAACAAATACCTGATCACCAACAGAGAATGGTGTCGATGCATATCCAATAATTGGGGTTTGTAGTGAGTATACTACCTCAGCTGTAGATGAAGTAATACCCAAAATAGTACTAATGGGAATACCATTACTATTATTTGTAGTATAAAGTTCGTGTGGATTTTTTGAAAGACCGGATGGTGCAACATCAATCTCAACATCAATTACTTTAGATGATTGTGTGTTGACGATTAGAGAGCCATTATTAATAGTATCTCTTGTTACGGTATCAACCAAAACTGCATCTGGATTTACTTGATATCCAACACCACCTTCAATAACATCAATAGATGATACAAAATCAGAATCAGTAAATTGAATACTCGGTTGAATAATTCCCTTAGGACTCAATGTCTTGTCGGCAGAATATGCCCAACCGGGATTCTGAATCCTAAATGATGATAACCTACCAATATCACTAGAAGTGGCTCTCAAAGATGCATTGTTTCCTGTTTTACTTTGTATAGTAATAAACTCAGGTAATGTTGTGAAATTATTACCCGATGATATGATCCTAACTTTACCCACACCACCAAAAGTATTTGTTGATGAAGTAGTATATGATAATATGGAGTCATCTACAGTATATAAAGGTACCTCAGGCTTCTTAGGAAGAGATAATGAGAATACATTTGGTTCCTCCGATGTAACAGAACCTTTGACTGAATATACACTATCAATATAATTAATAGAATTATATGAAATGGCATTGGTGTCTGATGTTGAAATATATCCACCAACATCTATACCATAGTAGATTACGCCAGGATTATTCTCAGAAAATCTAATTTTCTTAGTTTTGTCGGGACTTTCACTTTCGCTTACAGAAAATACTGAATCAACACCATTATTCTCAAATATTTCTGTTAGTTCTTGATCATAGAAAAACTTCAATTCCTTACCATTAAGACTTGGATCAGAAACATCAAATAGAATATTATGATTACGAGTAATATTGAGTTCGGGGTTAATTTTGGAGAATTTGTGCTGCCCTGCACCACTTGACCTCAAGTCAATAGGTAGCTCTGACCCAATCTTAACATCTATGCTAGTTTTTGCTAAGTAGAACCTATCTGTATCGAATGGGATGATAAAGTATTTTGAATTTCTTTTTAATCCACCAATTATATTACCAATATTCTCATACAACACATAGTCTCCTAGAATATATTCGTGGTCCTGAATATAAATTAGGTTGAGTGATGTATCAATATCTGCTGGTTGTGCGTATTTTGGATCAATGATTAGTGACTGTGTAGGCTCATTAAACTGAACCGTTACTTTAGGTAGATCACCAACACCCGAGTCGTTTAATGCAGATACACTAATCGTAACTGCATCATTGTTCTCCAACTGGTGTGGTTCAACTGTGGTAACTTTTGCACGAATTCTATCTAAATTTGCAGTTTCTACAAACCTATTAGTCTTTATTGAATATGTGGCTAGATTGGATGCATCGTAAGTAAAAATAATATCCTCACCATCTGGAGTGAATCTCAGTCCAATAAAATCTTTAGATATATTACTGACGTATAATAACTGATCATCCCCTGAGTTGGGAATATTGAATACATTGCCAACTGAGTTTTTAGCAAGAAAACTATCACTACCCAATGGTTTAGATAAGATAACTTCTTCTAAGTTCTTAAATTGGTGATTTGGTGCATAAAGTGAGGCAGCAGGAACTGATATTGGATAATCAATATTACCAATAGAATAAACGCGACTGGTAGACTCTCCTAGATCGGGAGAAATTCCCATTGTTTGCTTTGGATTAAAGTTATATACATAATCAAGCTCTGACTCAAACTCGGGAGTTCTTACATTAACGTCAAAGAAGTTGGGTAACGGTACTACTGGCTCCCCAATAAGCCTTACAGTATTAACTCCAACGGGACGATATACTCTGAGTGCTTTGTTTACTGGGAATATATTAAGTACCGTTACTAATTCTGGTTCAATTTGTGGTGGCGCACCCTCTTCTAATTCATCCACTGGTACTAATGGATTTCCAATTTTAATTAATGATCCAACACTTACGTTGTCTGTAATGTAGTTTACAAATACATCAGTGGTTCCATCATTAACAATAGGACCTACTGGTGAATATAGAGTCATTGATGTAGTATCAACACTCACAACACGAGAACCACCAATATTTGCGGTAGCTGTACTCAAGCCACTAATAATGACCGAATCATTATCAATATATTCGTGATCGGGAGAAACATAAACACGAATTCTTTTTTGGTCCATTCTAATAACAGAAGTATCTAACTTACTATATGATAAAATACTCTGGCTTATTTCAGATACACCAATACCTGTTACCTCAGATACTACACAGTTAATAGTATCCTCATCATCATTAAATACAGGAATATCACCAACTGAGTAACTTTTACCTGCTCCAACAATTGCAATTTCCCGTATACCTCCAGGTGAAGTGGTTTCGACAATACTATCTTGTATGTCAAATAGATATGATTGATCTATAAACTCACTACCAGCAACAGGACTTCCAACATAATATGGGAAGGTATTTCTATAGATTGGCTTATTGGTCAAGTCAAAGCTTTGATCAACATTACTATTTTCAGAATCAATAGTAGAATCCCTAAATTTAGGTCCAATAAAATATGGGAATTGAGCTTCCCTAGCACTAGACTGAGGATCTATAGAAATAGTAGCAAAGTATGCATATACTCCATTAGGGAATTCTGGTGTTCTGCAATAACGACCATTGTATTCATCTAGATCACCCGCATCAGCATACTTATAGTCCTCAATAAAGAAGCCAGCGGGATATGCTGTTTGTGATGGTCTACCATATACATTCGCGGGATCTAAAATATATGCAGATTCCAGGGCACGAATTGATGAGTTGGTATCTTGTGGATTAGAGAAACCAAATCCACCATAAATTGGATTGCCGTCATTAGCCCACCCAACAATAGGGGAGTGGAAGTTTCCATCATCATTGTATACACCTTCTCGCAAAGTTCTATTATATGATACGATTCTATAATTATTTTGACTCAACACCTCAAATCCAAACCTGGAATTCAAGTTTATTGTTAGATCTCTAATCCTAGGAATAATTAAAGCATCTCTACCAGTCTCAAGAACCTTGATAGTTGTTGATGCATCATTGTAACCTATACCGCCACTAATAATAATTACATCAATGATTTCACCATTTTCGACAACGGCTCTCAGTTTTGCACCAACACCGTCTCCACTAGAGTCTTTTACTGATAATTCTGGGCAATCTGAATAATTTTTACCCTTGTTAATAATTTGAATGGAGTTCAATCTACCATTAACTATTGATGGTGATATATTTGCCAAGGACCCACCAACAGGATATACTTTTGGGTTCTTTTCAAAATTAATAATATCACTACCATAGTAGCCGCCATTATCAGTATAGACTTGCTCAATAGAACCCCTAATGATAGGACTAGCAACAATAGTTCCACTTACACTACTTCCAAATGAAACAACAACTTCAGCTGTAATATCTGGATACTTAATATTATGTGTACCTGATCCTTGATTAGTAAAATTAACAAACTCCAACCTATCATAGTTACTTGTTATTGTTGCTCCAATACCAGCGTCAGATAATTGTAAAACATCATCATTGACTTTAAAAATATAATACTGGTTTTGAGTGGACATACCACCAATACCAGTTCCCGTGGTTCCATATTCAACAATATCACCACTTTCAAATCCATGAGAAACATACCTAATTTCATTATACTCATCAAAAACATTTGATGAGTTGAAGGACATATTCCTATAGAAAAAGTCACCACCATCATCGCTAATAGATGCACCAATTAGCCTATCTGCCCTCAGAGTATCAAATGATTGAATACCGTAACCAGTTAAGTTGTCTGATAAAAATACTGGATCACCACCATTATTTAATGAATCCAATGTCTCAAATAATTGGATAGTTCTATTATTTAGAATTTTTGCATAATAAATTCCCCCATTAGAAAGAGTGGTTCCATTACTGGTGTTAGTAGAAGAATTGGGGGCAATACCAATGCTTTCAGTGCCCCTATTATTATAGAGTAATGTTACACCCTCGGATAGATTGTGATCTGATTCAAATAGAATACTATTCTCATCGGGATTAACTCCACCACCTAAGATAGTAGTTCTACTATCAAAAAGCACTTCTCTATTTCTCTTATCAACAACTGGTAATGCGGATGCACCACGACTATTACCACCCTTAACAGTGATACTAAAAACTTCTTTTATATCAAAATCCTGTGGGTCGATTAAAATCTCTTCTAGCTTACCTTTAACCACTGGAGTGCCGACAGCTCTGGTAGGAACTACACTTCCACCCCCACCTTCATACAACTGTACATCTGGCTCTGCAATATAAATTTCTGGAGGGGAGATCACACTATACCCATCACCTTTAGACCCAACATCAAGTTTCTTTAGTGGACCCAAATAAACTTTATTAGGTGACTTATAAGAGATAATTTCAACACCATTAGTCAATACTGCAATAGCGCCAGGAGTTGTCTCCTCAGGTGTCCTATCAATAGCAACTAGAGAATCTGATACTGGAATTTTTCTAAATACACGCTTTGTTGTGATTTCACGAGTCTTTTGATTTTCTAAAGTGAAAAAATGAGATCCAGAATTTTCAGTATACACAAATCCAACAGTATTTGTGCTCCCAATAAATGATGGAGAAACATAAAGCTTGATCTTTCTCCTATCAGTAAGTACCTGAACATAGTATTCCCCAGGCTCGACCAGTGGGGTTGTATCATCACCAACAGAATAACTAACTAGATCACCAGTATAGAAATTAACTTCAGAATCAAAAAGAATAACAGAATATTCGCCAATAAAACTGTTGAATTGGCTAAAGCTTTGTTTGGTTGGATTAACTAAAGAACTCTCAACAATATTAGTTGTGATTTCATATGAAGGTAATGAGTTAGTTGCTACGTAGTAGTTTGAGTCATACTCCCTTGCATCATATACATTAAGTACATTAGAAAGAACTGCATCATTACCATAATCAATTTTTGCTCCAGTACTATTAGCATACTTTTGATTGCGCCTAATATCCAATGACTGATTGAGTGGGATGCCGAATGAATTGTCGATAGTAACTGTTGAGTTGATGAAATCAACTTCAGTAACTAATCTATCTCGTACATATGCATCCTGTCCCCCTCGTGGGAGAATATCAACAGTATCTCCAACATCAATAGAAGACTTATCTAGATATGGTGCAGAAAGAATAAACGATGTACCATTAATACTTGCAACCTGAAATCTTACACTTGTATTATATACAAAGCTATTGGCAATGATTTCAGGTACTGTTGAATCTGACCTAGTTGCAATATCACTTAAAATACTTTCACCCAATGTATCTACACGGATCTTCTCACCTTCAAAGTTAAATGGAATATCATCTCCAAAATTAATATCTGAAATAACTCCAGTTAGGCGTAGAGTTACTTCTTCTCCAAGATCATTGATACCAGAGACAATTACATTATCAATGATCTCATCAGTAATTAGAACTTTTTTTGTTGGATCTGAGCAAGTAACGCCAAGAAACTGATTTACACTTCTCTGTTGATAGTTAAAAATTGTTCCGTCAGCAGTGATAAATTCACCATTATCACGGAAACCAATAGTAGTATCAACGGTTAATGTTGTATCACCTGGATTCCAATCTCTCTGACAATAAGATCTACCGGGAATCGCAAATAACTTTTTCTCGTTTGATACTTCATCATTAGAAACAAAGAAGTAGATCCTATAATATAGTCTACCATCACGAGTGAATGATTCAATTTCAGATACTGCACCTGATACAGTTGGACTATCTACCTGAAAAATTGTTTTACCTTTTAATTCAATTGGATTTCCTTCTACTGGAATAGCAACTGCATAATCTCTTCTTGAGTACTCTGCTGTTGATGGCTTTATTAAGAAGTTTTCTAGATCAATAACAGTTGGCTTTTCCCCATACAGAACTTTAAATAGGATGATAATTGACTCTTCGCTACCTTTGGTCTGGAAAAAAGTTCGAACCTGTCTGATCCAGTTGCCCACATCCAAATCAGAGTCAACATCAAGATCCTCAAAACCAGGAGCAAATGTATATGATAATTTTTTATAGAACTCTTTTAGGAATAATGTACTTAGGTTTGTTACGGAAGCACCTGAGAGGTGTGCAGAAGCCTCTGTGGTGGTAAATACTAACTCTTCTGGCGCACCTTCTGCATGAAGGGAAGTAACGCCACTGAAGCCCCTTACAACGCCAGTGAAAGAATTGGTAGTAATACCAGTATAGGTCATGATCTCGTCATTGACCTTCAACAAACCCCACTCATTAGGGAAACTTTTTGTTGTATTTACAAATACTTCAGTATCGCTCGAAGATACATCTTGGGTTAGTTCAAATGTGCCGTAGAGAGAATCTGAACTTAGGTTGTTTAAATCTAAATACTGGTCTAAATTTGTAGCGAAGTCAATCGTACCCCCCTGAAATTCTTGGGAGACATAAAACTGTTTTAGGAAGTCGTCAGTTAATGGTGCTTCACTTAAAATAAATTCGGGAAGTTGTGAAGAAACAATATCTTGAATCTTCACTCTCACATCAATACCAGTACCAATCATGCTAAGATACCTGTTGTTACCTTGTTAATTTACCATTTCCGTAACTTGATGTTACTGGGAATCCAACTCCAGAGATCTGTTCACCACTAGAAATCGTATCCTTAACCATATTTATCCTACTAGTAGAAACGTTAAATACGACATACAAATCCTTCAATCCAATAACATCATTGGAGTTTGGATATGCTTGTATTTCAATAACTTCATTTGGTAATGAAGTACTTATAATGTTAGTTGTAAATAACTGTATTTCACCTTTACGATAATCAACAGTACCCGCTTCTTTAACGACGGTTATGTAATTTGATTTTCCAGTTGAATTAATATTTTCACTAATAAATGAAATGGTACCCATACCAGAACCATCCAAATTACCCCGAGCATCTTTATTTGGGGTATCGGTTATGTATAGTGTGGATGTAGTACCAGAAATATTAAACCCACTACTCTTGATAGAACCACCAGATGCAATAGGATGGAAGGCATTTCCATAACAAAGCTCATATTGGGCAAATTGATTTAGAACCGCATTTAAGTTCCTTCTAATGATAATTTTAGTAATGTTAGAAGTTACTGCATTGTCAGTGTCATCAATAACTTTCTGAACTTTAGAATACTTAAATCTACCGCCAAACTTATTAATGTCAATAGAACTGGAGTATGAATTGAGTGACTGCATAATATTAGTCTTCAACGCATTTGAGTTACCAACCTTAGTAACATCATAGTATACAGAAGAATCAATCTCAACAAATAAAATTTTAAGATCTACAATTTTCTGATTAATACCAGCAATGGTATATTGCTTTAAACCATCCAAAATTTGTTTCTTGTCGAAATCACTAACATCAAGACCATTTACTGGCTTAATACTAATTAATACATTACCAAACTGTGGAGGACTAAGCTCCTCACCACCAACAACAGAAACGGATTCTGTGTTTGGATATAGACTCTTAATGATACCTTCGTAGTCGCGCCCCGTCACAGCCCTGTACTGGGCTCCGTATACGCGGGGAGCATAGTACTTGATAGAATCTACTGCCTCTATGTCTGCGCCGTTTCTAGCCGCTTCTAGGGTGTCTATGGAGATGATATTGGAAGGTACAATTATTGCGCCATTATCATTTGATAGGGATCCAGAAAATGTGAAATTAGCTGGACCATCTCCTTCTTTACCTTTTGTTACAATATAGGTAGATTCAATTACCTGACCATTTTGTAAAGCTTTACCAAAAATATTATCACCAAAGAGAAGCTCATAGTTTTCTTGATTGACTTCTGCTAAAAAGTAAATTTCACTATTTTTATCAATTCTAATAATATTTTCAACACGCCCCCATACTTGACCCAAACCAACATCATTGGGATCCTTAATTCTAACGATCAGAGTACTATAGTCTAGATCTGAGTTGGCAATAATGAACCTCTGGTCCAATGACGTATCTACATTGAACGACGTTCTAGCAAATGTTCCTTGATAGATTTCAATAGGCTCATCGTCAGTTCCAAACTGAGCAACACCATTCACTACAGTAGTCGTAATATCTTCTGGGACGGAAAATACGTAGCTGCTGTTAGCTTCTGACCCAACAGCAACTAGACCTGCCTTCAGGGTCAACGTAGGGGTCGTAGAAGAGGTTTGTACAGTAAACTTAACTTTAGCTCTAGCAGCTTTTCTGGATCTTGGTAGGTAGCCAATGTTTCCTGCCAATGAAACAACGTTTCTACGTAATGTCGCAGAATCCAAGAAGGATTCATTGACAATCATATTTGCATTTACCGAGTTGATATATGCATTGTAAGCTAATGTATCAATAAGGATACTAAAATTAGAACCATCAAAATCAAACCCACTGAAGTTTGAGTTGGCTCGCAAATAATCTTTAATAGACTGTCTAATTTGATCGTAGTCTAAATTTGTAAACTTAGTGAAAGCCATTACCTAGTACTCGTTAAAATAAAGTTATAAGTTTGTGGTGGAAACGCTTGTCCTACAATTTCATATGTAACTGTAATATCAAACTCATTCCGGTCTGGGAATAAATTAGCTGATACTCCAACATTATCAATTCTGGGCTCAAAATTCCTTAATGATGTAAGAATTTCCTGTTCAATCGCAAGAGCAACGGCATAATTAGCATTTTCAAATAATTGGGACCTAACATTAGACCCAAATAGTGGATTGAAAAACTTTTCGCCCGGAATTGTTTGAACAATATTGCGAACTGACCTGTTAATTGCCCTTTCATTGACCAAAGCACCAATATCCTTCGTTACAGGATGTGGCTGGAACGATAAACTAATGTCTTTGAATGATCTTGAGATACGATTTACGTCAGCCATCGCATAAGCAACATTTAACAGTATTTATGGACATTAAAA